GTTTTAACTATGCAAGCAAAATAACAATATGTTATCAAGCAAACAGCAGGACCTACGGTTAACGGATAAACCGACAAACTAGAAACAGAGCGAAAACAATTATCGCAAAGCGATTACCACAAGGCAGTGAGACATCTTAACGTCTATGCCAAAAGTGAAGATTACAAGGCAAGAGTAGCTGAAGCGTTATATGATTTTGTAATCCAAGAAGTAGGAGAAGAACTTGCACCTAAAATCAATGGAGCCATAATTGATTTACCTTAAGCAAGATTAGTGCAAATGTTCAAAGATTATCAAGCATTTAAAATGCAGGTATCCACTATAAAGCAGAAGGAATTGAAAGCAGTTAAGTTAGACAATGGGACAGTCATATGCAAGGACATACTTGATGATGTAAGTGGATTAAAATAGAGTGTGATTGAAGCCACTTAGGAGATACCAGTTAATGCAGGCCAATCAAGACTCAATGTGGCATATGGAGCCATCTGCATAGAACTATTTGGAGCATCTGCCATGGGTAGCTCATATTCACTACACAGAGCTTAAATTGCAGCATAGAGGTATGTGACAAGCCTAACAGCATACTATGCAGGAGCTATACCTACACCCCACACACTTGCCTGTTCATTCCATGCAATAGGAGTGTAAGTTATATATATCACAGCAACCAATGCTAGGATGCTGGGATCAAGCAAACCTCAGTTTGTGTTTGTAGTAGCAGCAGTTGAGAAAGGAGTACATTTTAGGAGGTGTGATAAGTAAGTGGGATTTGATAAAGTAGAGTAAGGGAAAGATTTGAGCTTCATAACAACCCTGATACCCAAGTAGAGGAATGGGCACCTATAGATAAATGGAGATTACTTTGATTATGGCCAGGGTGACATAACACTTCTGATGGACCCTTATGGTTATCTTTACCTAGATGCATCATGGTATGAATAAGCTGAAAAAGTAGAGGATGTTGAGTACATTGAGTCAGCTTTACTAAGGATGGTAGAGGATAGATCTGGAGGGTTTAGGTATCCAGACCTGAGACCCTAAATGACAAAGTAACCCAAGAAGACAATTGGTGTTGAAGATTAACTCACATGCCATGGTAGTGTACCACCTAGTCTAACAATATCAATGTTTAAGACAGACAGGAAACCTTTAGATGCTAATACCCAAGTAGAGGATAGGGGAAAGTACACACACTATATATATGAATCCAAAGAAGCATTAGAATAGGAAGCAGAGGCATTGATTAAACTAGGGTTGAACCCACAGTATTACAAGGAAGTGCAAGTGGTTGATGAGACATATCAGACTGCACTTACCTAACTATAGTTAGAAGTCACAACCCATAAAACCAGATGCAACACATGGAATGCAGGCTTAGGCTGCAACCATTTACCTCAAGGACTATTAGATTCATGGAAGGACAAAAGAGGAAGAATGCTCACAGAGGATCATCAATTGTACACGAAGACCATGAAAAGGCTGATAGAATATAATAACACTAACAGGTAGGAAATAAATAGACCACCATAAGTTTACCCTCCTAATCTAGAAGTAACAGCATAAGACAAAATCATAGTTTACCCACCAGATTAAGTAGGACAGAAGGAGGAAAGGATGAAACTGTTAGTAGAAGACAAGCCTAAATTGAAGGAAATAATAACTGAGTTATACAAGGAAGCAACAGGAGTGACATCGACCACGATAGCAGACAAAGTGGTAGACTCACCATAGGGTATAATTCCTTATATGGAAAGTAATAAATAATTGATAGATAGATGTAGGGAGCTAGATAGAGAACAATTTAGTACAACTAAAGGCCAATAGGATGATTAGAACTCAGATATCAATTGTGTCCATG